AATGGAAACTATGTTTAAAAATGTAAATAAAGATGATATTTATTATCTTACGTCAAAATCAGACATAGAGAAAAGACAATTTGGGTGGTATTCTATGGATGATGCTCAAAATATAACATGGAAATATATTAATTTTATTTATAATATGAATATTCCTAATTATGATTGGTATATTTTTATTGATGATGATACATTTGTATTTGAAAATAGACTTAAAAAATTATTAAATAACTATGACTCAAATGAAAATTTTTATATAGGAAAAGAATTAGATCATATTAAAGATGAATTTTGTTTATATATGTCAGGTGGTGCTGGTTATGCTTTATCAAACATATTATATGCTAATATTGTTGATTATATAAAAAAAATTGGTAAAAATGAAGCTTATTATCCATTAATTAATTTAAAAGAACAATTTTGTGATGATTTATGTATTGGTTTATGGATTCAAGAAATTTCTAAAAATACTAAAGTACAACAACTTAATAATAATCTATTTAATTTACATGAACATACAAATGAAAAACAGTTAACCGATGCTATTACATTTCATAAAGTTATAACAATGGAACAATATTTATTTTATTCATCTATTGAAGATAATAGTATTATACAAGAAAATGTAGAACAAACTAATTATGATACTGTTTTTGTATTGATAACAGATTTTACATATTTTAATAAGGCAAAAAGAACTATTATTGATTTAAGAAGTAAAGGAAAATGGAATGGTCAAATTATTTTAGTAACGATAGATTTTGATTTAAATTCTAATTTTAAGGATTTTTACAATGTTATTGAAGTTAAATTTTCAAAGATAGATAAATCACAATTACTTGACAAAATTAGCAATGAAGGATTTATTGATACCACTGATAAGAGAGAAATTACTAAGTTGAATCAATGGGAAAAATTACATGTATTTGACGACTATTTTTCAAAATGGTCCAGAGTTGTATATTTAGATGCTGGATTACGTGTATTAGATGATGTCAAATATTTATTAGTTCTTGATTATAAGGGTAAATTATTAGCTCCAAAAGATGGTAAATTATATGATCATCAAACATTTAATTGTCAATTAAGTTATGATAAACCAGAGTTAATTGACTCGTTAAAAACTGAGTTTGGAGAACAAATTTTAACATCAAATTATATGCTTAATTGTATATGGATATATGATACAAATATATTACAAATATGTAATAAAAATCAACTGATTGAAGCTATGAATAAATATACATTTTGTAAAACAAATGAAATGGGAATAATGAACATATTATTTCATTTTAAATATAATTTATGGGAAAGATTACCATTAAAGGCTTCAAATGGTAAAATACTTTTTGATTGGTGTGAATATAATAACCCTGGAACAAAGTGGAATGATTATTGTTTTATAAAATATCCTGCTACTATTTCATTTGATGATTGTTAAAAAAATTGAATTAATTTTATTATTTATAATAATTATTAAATAATAAAAAATAATAAATAAAATGAATATCAATTAAAAAAATTTGATAAGGTATCATTTGAACTGAATGATGAATTACAAGAAATAATATATAATGAATTAAAAGAAGCGCAAGGTTTTGATTCACTATTTCATTTATCAAAAACATCACATTATCATTATTTTCATGTAAAACTTCTTCCATTTTCATATAATATTCATGAATTTCTCCCGCTTTTTTGGTTTGAGCTTTCAAACATAATGACTTGAAACATTTTATCGTTAATAATATTGTTTGTTTATTTTGTCCGCCATTTTGTTTGACAGTAGGTTCTTTTTCAGAAACCGCTTTCCCGTCAGAGAAAGCGGTTGTGTTAGTTGAAGTTGCTCCTCCAACTTGAGGAGCGGTTTTGTAATCTATATCTAACTTAAAATATTTCTCTAGGCATTCTTTTGCTCTAATTTTTTGACTAAAACCTAACCATTTCCATATGTCATCTAAATCAACTACAAAATCTATATTTTTATCATAATTTAAGTAGCAATAAAAACTACTTACAAATAATTGTGATTCAAAATCAGTAAAATTATCCTTAATTTTATTTATTAATTTGTTATTATAAGCGTTTGACAGTTTAGAGATTGGGTTTTTCTCTATGAGTTCTACGATGTTAAGTTCTTGCATCTTATTATATACTTTATAATAGGATACTCTTATATTGATCTAAACTGCTTATATATTTTGAAAACGCTTTTTATAAAAGCATTGTTTTCTATTTTTGATACACTTTTTTGAAAAGTATTACCATTTTGTTGATTTTTTTACTGTAATTCTTGGTCCTGCTCCTTTTTTCTTACTCTTTGTTGGATCATAATGCTCTTCTTCATCTTCATCTGGCATTCCCTTAGATAACTCCCAGAATTCTTTCGAACCTAACCTAAAATCACCATGATTATCAGCTTTATAATAAAAAACTTGGTCATTTAGTTTATTAGATTTTGAATTATTATTAATAACTAAGCACTCATAATTTTCAGTACATTGATCCATTACTTGACAAAAGGCTTCAAAAGTTGGAAACATACCAGCATAATTTTCATATATTCTTTTTCTATTCGCAATGTAATTTTCTCTTAAAATAAAAACATAATCTATATTGGTTCTAAGTGTGGGAGGAATACCTAATGGATATTGCATTGTGATAACTAACATGACCTTCCAATGTCTTCCGTTCATAAATAAAAGACGCATCATTTTATCACGTGCCCAAGTATTATCATATAAACAATCATCTAATATAACAAATGCACGAGGATCTATTGTTGTCCTTTTATAAGTCTCCATTTCCTTCTTAATTTGCTTCAAAACTGTCCGCTGTCTTTTTAAAACGTTTTCTATAATAGCTGTATTATATTCATTATGAACAAATAATTTTGGCACCATTTTACCATAAAATCCATTTCCTTCTTCTGTACCAGATATAACAGTACCAATAGGAATAGCTTGTTGATAATAAAGTAGATCTCTTACCAAGAATGATTTGCCAGTATCTCTCTTTCCAATTAAAACAACGACAGGACCTTTATTCTCATCAGGTTTAAAGCTTATACTTTTCATATCAAATTTCTTCAATTCTAGCGTCATTATTAAAGAATATAGAAATTATTTTTTAAACTTTTTAACGCAACAAAGAGAGAAAACATGAAATATAAATTTATATAATAGCGTTAACAATAAGTTAAAAATACAGTAAATTTATATATTAATTAGCTAAAAGAATGATAAACGTAAACTATCAAAAAAGAAAGAATACTGAACTTTTTAAAAGTTTAGAGAAACCTGAATTACTGTTTCTCTCAAATGCGCAAAATTATATACCTATTTACAAAAAATTTTTTACATTAAATGAAACAAACTATAACAGTATTAATTTTAATAATAAATGGTATATTTCAAATATTAATAACTCTAGTGAAGAAGATTTTCATTTATATAATTGTAGACTTAAAAATGTCAATAATTGTAAGGTTAAGGATAAGGAAGTTTTTTTTAAAATGGCTCCGTTGTTAGACCCATTTAAATATTTAATAGGTAAATATAATATTCTTGATAAAAAATTGTTTTCCTTACCTAAAATAAACTCAACTGAATTAGATTGTCACACTAAGTTTATTGATGAAAACAATTCTGCTTATGTTGATGGATTATTTTTATATTTATCAAGTAACTTAATACATACACACGGTTTTTATCATGGGGTAGATTATTATGGTTCTTTTTTAGGTATAAAAAATGATTTTATTTTAAATGTATTCGATGATATTGATTACTTGAATAATTCAGATTATTTTAATAAAAATAAAAATGTTTTATTTAAAATTGATAATTATGAACATTTATTTCAAGATGAAAATACTATCCTTAAACCAATTATAATAGATCATAATATTAGTGCCAAATCTCAGTTGTCAATTAAATCTTTTGATAATGAGTTATTTGAAAATGTATTTAATGAAAATATATCACTCTTACAAACAGATTTAATTGATTTAACTAATATTGAAACTTTGAATCAAAAAGAAACTATCCAAAATATCACGTTAAAATCAAATTCTACTTGTTCGTCACGTTCTTCATATACTGATAATGGTAATGAAGATAATGACGATTGTGATAATTGTGGAGAAATAGTAAACTTAAATAGTGATGAAAATGAATATATAGAAGATGAAGATGAAGATGAAGAAGATCATGAGGATGACGATGGTTCTTTAGAAGAAGAGAAAATAAATGTAACGATACCGCAATTTCCAGTTCAAGTTATTGGAATGGAATTTTGTGAAACTACATTTGATGATTTAATTTTAAATAGTGAATTAACTGAAGAAGAATGGTTTTCAGCTTTTATGCAAATTATTATGATTCTAATTACATACCAAAAAGCGTTTAATTTTACACATAATGATTTACATACTAATAATGTTATGTATAATGAAACTGATAAGAAGTATATTTATTATTGTTATAAAAAAAAATATTATAAGGTTCCAACATTTGGACGCATATTTAAGATAATTGATTTTGGTAGAAGTATTTTTAAATTTGATAGCAAACTATTTTGCAGTGATAGTTTTCATATAGGTGGTGATGCGGCAACTCAATACAATACAGAACCGTATTTAAATGAAAAGAAACCTAGATTAGAACCAAATTATAGTTTTGATTTATGCCGTCTTGCTTGCTCAATATTTGATTATGTTATTGAAGATTTTGATGAAATTAAAGATTTAAGTAAATGTAAAGATAATGTAAAACGTTTAATAGTTGAATGGTGTTTAGATGATAAAGGGATTAATATGTTATATAAAGGTACAGGTGTTGATAGATATCCTGATTTTAAATTATATAAAATGATAGCACGATGTGTTCATAACCATACACCACAAGCACAATTAGAAAGACCTGAATTCAACGCATATTCTATTTTTAAAGATAAAATCCCATTAGATGTAATAAACATTGATAATATTCCTTCATATATTTAGAAAAATAGTTATTTTTTTCTGTATAGCTTCATAATACAATAATATTTTAATATATTATGAACTCTTTTGGATTTATTATTACAAGACATGTTAATTCTGAAATAACTAATAAATATTGGAATCGTTCTATAAAATTATTAAAACTATTTTATCCAAATAAAAAAATTGTTATAATTGATGATAATAGTGATATTAATTTTTTAAAACCAGATTTTGATTATAATAACATTGAAATAATTCAATCGGAATTTCCAGGCTCTGGGGAATTATTACCTTATTATTACTTTATTAAAAATAAATTTTTTGAAAATGCTATAATATTACATGACAGTGTATTTTTTCATAAGCGTATTAACTTTGAAATATTAAATGGTGTAAAGGTATTACCATTATGGTTTTTTAATAAAGATACAGAAAATTTATCAAATACATTAAAAATAATAGAAAAACTTAAAAATAATATTATTATTAAAAATAAATTAGAGATTAACTCAAATACTATGTTTAGTTTAACTGAATCTAAATGGTATGGTTGTTTTGGATGTCAATCATATATAAACCATCATTTTCTTTTATTTATTGAACAAAAATATAATATATCATCTCTAACAAAAATTATTAAAAATAGAGCTGATAGATGTTGTTTAGAGAGAATTATAGGTTGTATATTTTACACAGAATCTCCTAAAATTATTACAACAAAATCTATATTAGGTGACATAATGACTTATCATTTATGGGGTAAATATAATTATAATATGTATGATAATGACTTTAAAAGAGGTACCATACCTAGAGGAGTTATAAAGGTTTGGTCAGGGAGATAACTTTCTTTAAGTAGGAATTTCAATTTATTATTTTAAGGTTCTTTAAGTAGGAATTTCAATTTATTATATAAAAGTGTAAAAAAAGTGTTGGGAAAGTTTTTATAGATTTGAAAAATGGACATTTTTTTTGTCCAATTTTGAAAACCTTGGATATTTTATGGCAAAAAATTTAAATTTCGCTGCATAAACTATTTTTAGCATGTGGTGACCAAAAAAATAATTATATTTTTGTTATGATAAATTTTTTATTATTTTTAAAAATAATGATTTAGGAGTTTTTTCTATTAGGATTATATACTAATGAATCCTAATAAAATTACATCAATTTTACATCAAAAATTTATGTGTATTAATTGTGACTTTAAATGCTCTAAAAAAGGTGATTTTAATAGACACTTATTAACCTATAAACATAAAATCCTAACAAATCCTAATGAAATTACATCAAATTACATCAAACATACTTATACATGTGATTGTGGTAAATTGTATAAACACGCGTCTTCATTATGCTCACATAAAAATAAATGTATCTATAAAAAAGAATATTCTGAATATAAGCCTATAATTACGACTGAATTAATAATGGAGTTAATTAATGACAACAAAGATATGAAAAGTATAATAATGGAACAAAATAATACAATTACAACATTAGTTAAAAATGGTATAACAAATAATTCTCATAATATAACTAATTCAAATAATAAAACATTTAATCTACAATTCTTTTTAAATGAAACGTGTAAAAATGCTATGAATATTATGGATTTTGTTGATTCAATTAAATTAGAATTATCAGATTTGGTAAATGTCGGTAAATTAGGATATGTAGAAGGTATTTCTAATATTATTACAACAAACCTAAAAGCATTGGATATTACTCAAAGACCAATACATTGCGCTGATAAAAAAAGAGAAGTAATATATGTAAAAGATGAAGATAAATGGGAAAAAGAAGATGAAGAAAAGAGAAAAATTAAAAAAGCGATACATAGAGTAGCTTGTAAAAATCAAAGATTAATACCAAAATTTAAAGAAGAACATCCTGATTGTTTAAAAGCATCCTCAAATTTTTCAGATCAATATAATAAAATTATTGTTGAATCAATGGGAGGTTCTGGTGATAATGATAAAGAAAAAGAAGAAAAAATAATAAAAAATATATCAAAAAATGTAATAATTGAAAAAGAGTAATTTTATAAGATATAATTAAAATATTAAGACATAATTAAAATATTAATTATATGTATAATAAATGCCAACAACTTATTTAATAACTAGTAGTAAAATTGTAACTTTTTTACACCTCACACTTAAACAGAATGGTGGTAATAGTAGTTCAGAAGATATAGGCAATGGATTAAAAAAATATACAATATACGTTCCTGATTCATATGATCCTCGTTATACTTATGATGGAGTTGATGATCATACAGTTAACTTGTACTCAACAAGGTATACTAGTGATTACGCGGGAGTTAATTGGAAATATTCCCCTCTTGCAGATTTAATCTTTCAACATCCATCTTATTGGAGAAGGGGTATTAACAATTTGTTTATGTTAGTTGTAAAAGGAACAAATATGGTGAAAACTCCTATTATAACTAATTTTTATATTCCAACACAAACATTTGGCGATATTCCTTTTACAATTCCTCCTTTTACAATTCCTCCTCCTACAAGTACTAGTCCTGGAACATTTACGTACACTAGCTCTAATACTGCGGTAGCAACTATTTCTGGAAATATCATGACAATTGTTGGTGCTGGAAGTTCAACAATTAGAGCAACTCAATCAGAAACCAATAACTACAATTCAGGAACGATATCTACATCATTTATAGCAATTAAAGTAATACCAACTATACCAACTATAACTAATTTTTCAATTACAACAAAAACATTTGGCGATATTTTTACAATTACTCCTCCTACAAGTAACAGTCCTGGAGCATTTACTTATACAAGTTCTGATACTTCGGTAGCAACTATTTCTGGAAATATCATAACAATTATTGGTGTTGGAAGTTCAACAATCACAGCAACTCAAAAAGCAACCATAAATTACACTTCAGGAACAATAAATACTCCATTTCAAGTAAATCAAGCAACTCCAACCATAACAAATTTTTCAATTCCAACACTAACATTTGGAGATATTCCTTTTACAATTACTCCTCCTACTTCAAATAGTAGTGGAACATTTAGTTACACTAGCTCTAATACTTCGGTAGCAACTATTTCTGGAAATATCATAACAATTATTGGTGCTGGAACTTCAACAATTACAGCAACACAAGCAGACACAACTAATTACACTTCAGGAACAATATCTACTGTATTATTAATAAATAAAGCAACTCCAACCATAACAAATTTTCACAATTTATCAAAAAGAGTAGGAGATGCTCCTTTTACAATTACTCCTCCTACTTCAAATAGTCCTGGAGCATTTACATATATCAACTCTATATTTCATATAAATGTAGCAATTATTGATAATAAAGTGTTTATTAAAAGTCATGGAAATGTATACATTACAGCATTTCAAGCAGCAACCAATAATTACAATTCAGGAAATATAACTAATATTTTATCAATAGCAAAAAAAACTCCAACCATAACAAATTTTTCAATTCCAATAAAAATAGAGGGAGATCCTCCTTTTAAAATTACTCGTCCTACTTCAAATAGTAATGGAGGATTTATTACGACTACTAGCTCTAATAGTTCGGTAGCAACTATTTCTGGAAATATCATAACAATTATTGGTGCTGGAACTTCAACAATTACAGTAACACAAGCAGAATCAAATGATTACAGTTCAGGAACGGTATCTAGTGTATTAGTAGTAAAAAAAACTACAACCATAACAAATTTTTATATTCCAACAGTAACATTTGGAGATACTCCTTTTACAATTCCTCCTCCTACTTCAAATAGTGATGCAGCATTTACTTATACAAGTTCTGATACTTCGGTAGCAAGTATTTCTGGAAATATAATAACAATCCATAATGCTGGAATTATAACAATTACAGCAACACAAGCTGCAACCAATAATTACAGTTCAGGAACAATATCTACTGTATTACTAATAAATCAAGCAACTCCAACCATAAGTAGTTATTCAATTCCTCAAAAAAAATTTGGAGATACTCCTTTTCCAATTACTCCTCCTACAAGTAACAGTCCTGGAGCATTTACTTACACCAGTTCTGATACTTCGGTAGCAACTATTTCTGGAAATATAATAACAATCATTAAAGATGGTATTTCAACAATTACAGCAACACAAGATGCAACCAATAATTACACTTCAGGAATAAAAAATGCAAGGTTTACTTCATGGACATATATCCCAGGAGGTCCAACACAACCACCATTGCAAAATAATAGATCACCACTGAAACCTACCATAAGTAATTTTAATATTCCAACAAAAATATTTGGAGATGTTCCTTTTACAATTACTGCTCCTACAAGTAATAGTCCTAGTGAATTTACTTACACAAGTTCTAATACTTCGGTAGCAACCATTCAAGGAAATATAATTAAAATTATTAGTCCTGGACTTACAATTATTACAGCAAAACAGAGTAATATATTAGTATTCGATTTAGGAATAATAAGTGCTGCATTTCAAGTATTTCCATCAATATCGACAAACCCAACCGTTTTAAATGGTGGATATGAATTATTATATTTTATGGATACATCAGCAATATATGGTGAAATAACAAATTCTGTAGAAGTTCTAGATAAATTAGTGGCATTAGATTTTAAGTTAATAACTATTCCAAATAATAGTATTAAAATTACAAAAAAAAATATAAGTTAAAAAATATTTATACATTTAATTTTTGCTTTTATTGATGAGTTTATTCTAAATTTAATTCATTTGTTTTTATGTTTTTAAGATTTGTAATTACTTTCATTATTTTTATAACTTATGAAGAAAATAATGAAAATAATAAATTTAGAACCCTGGATTATCTGTAAATACTTGTGTAGCATTTGAGGTAGTAGAGCCACCTTTAATCATTGGATTAATTTGTCCAAATATAAAATCTCCAAAAACAACACTAAAATAAACCAATAATGAATCTCTTATTAAAAACTTTAATGGTTTAGGTTCTTTTTCAATAAATCTCATTTCGATAAATTTTGATATTAAAAATACTATGGAAATAATAGCAGCAATTATAAATATATTATCCATTTAAAATAATAATCCTATATTCTTATTTATAATTTTACGCAATTTTAATCTAAAATTTCAATGTCATCAATTAACAAATCAGGTAATAATTCTAATTGTGGTTCTTCAATATTATGAACGTCTAAAGCATCTAAGTTAAATGTTTGGTCTGTTATATTCAACATAATATTATTATCATTATCATCTTCTTCATCCATCTTTCTTTGTTGTGTTCTCATTTGACTAATTTCTTCTAAACGGTCAATTGATTTAGGAGCACTAACATTTGAAACATTACCATCTAATGTTTTAACATAATCAATATCATTAAAACTTAAACCGTTTCTTTGAGTTAAATTACCTTCAGGATTAGAAACAATATTTTGTTCAATAGGTTTTCTAATAGGTTCTTCACGTATTTCTTCCTTAATTTCTTCGATTACATCCTCTTCAATAGTTTCATCCATGTAAGCCTTTAATATCGCTTCTACAGGAATACTTTCTCTCAATGTATTCAATATACATTCTTGAACAATAATCTCAATTTCTCTATAATGTTTTTGAATTGTTAATGGTGGGACATTTATTTCAAATAAATAAACATTTTTGTAAATTTTTCTTGCAACATTTACATAAGTTTTATGAATAAAATCATCTAATTTTGGAATATTAATGTCAATTTTTTTTTGTTTTTGACCAACACGCATAGCAGTTAAAATTTTCAGTTGAATAATATGAACACAAGTAACTAAGTCTTCTAAATAATTACAGCCGGATTTCTCACAAATTCTTTTTCTCTCTGTTTCAATGATTTGAACATTCCATTTTGGTATTCTTGAAATTAAATTTTGAAATGTCATAAGATATTTGTCCATTTCTCCATTTTCTTTACAAAGTTTAATAGATTCTTCTAAAATAGATTTATAACCATCAATAATTAATGGTGTCAATATTGTTACTAAACGGGATCCCCATTCATTTTTTGATTCATGAAGTGCGCTAACATTGAAGTCATCCATTTACATAAAACTAATATTTTCTAAACTCAATTCTGAACTTAAAAAGATAAAATTTAATATAAATAAAATTAATATCTTTTCGTTTCTAAATTCTTTTCTAACACGATTAAAACATATTAATAATTCATATCGTTTTTCTATTGATAATATTGAATCTAAAAATTTGCCATTTTCTAATAAATTAATAATATCTAATCCCGAATATGCTCTTTCATAAAGTTTTATACAAAAAATAATTAAATCATCTAAAGTAATTTTTGAATTTACAGATTTTAATAATTCTTTCTTCAACCATTCGACTCTATGTTGTTTAATATCTACTGTATTAAATATATTATTTAAATTATATTGATAAAGATTAATTATTTTATCATTTAAAACAGGTTCTGGTACATAAATTTCACAAAATCTGGATAATATTGGTTTCATTAAATTATATTTATCTTCTGCAATTATAAAAAAACGTGTATTATGACTAAATAACTCAATACATCTACGTAAAGCAGACTGAGCATCTAATGTTAATTTATCTGCGTTTAAAAGAATAATACTTTTAAATGTATTTCCACCATTTGAATTTATATGTGTTTTTGCGAAAAACTTAAGTTCTTCTCTTATAAATTTAATTCCTTTTCCATGTGAACAATTAACATACATAACGTATGATTTAATAATCTCTCTATTACATTCATAAATTTTATGAATAAATTCATTTACAATTGTTCTTTTTCCACTTCCAGTTGGTCCGTGAAATATTATATTTGGTATTTTATGTTTCTCATGGAAGTAATTTAATTTATTTTTTATAGAATAGTGAATATCTAACATGTTATGTGTTTACTATATTTTAAATAGTGTTTTTATATTTTAATACAACGCAATAATATATAAAAATTAAAATTTATGAATTTTTCAATGCTCTTATTTTTATTTATACGGAATTTGTTAAAGAGTGAGTGTAAGGGTTATTTTTAAATGCTGTTAGTATATCAGGTTGTATTCGGTCACAACTAGCACATTCATTATAATATTGTGGAGCTCTAATAGCTCCATATGTTTGAACTGAAGGAGGTAAACCAGTTAATCTAGAAAATGCTGGATTAACTCTACCATCTAAACGATCAGAATCAGCTTTAATAGTAGTTAAATTCATTTGTTGATTAAAAATTTGTGTTCCACCTTGATTTGGTCTGTTTCCAATAGTTTGAGATTTAATATCATTGTTATGTTGTCTATAAGCTGCTTCATAATTCATGTCACCATAACCAGTAGCATATCCACCAGCAGCAGTAAAATATTCACAACTAGTTGTATCTCTTTGTGTTTCTATACCAGGACTAGCATTATTAACATAAATACCTTGTTTTTGATTATTAATATTAAAGTTAGGTGAATATATTGTTGTTTCTTTAACTGTTGTTTGTGTTGTATCCTGAGGATTATAAACATATCCTTTTGATATTGATG